TACACCATTGAAGGCTGTGCGCCGTACTCGCCACCAAGGGAGATGCCCTTAGCAAGAGCCTGGCGACCCATGATCAATGTGCCGTACACGTCAATCGTTCCAGCGGAACCTGAGTTGTCAGATGCGTTCGCAAACAATGGGGCGCGTGGAGCCTCAACGAAACGAACACCTTCAAACATTCCGATTTCACCGGTGTAGATGCCCTGTGGGTTGACGTAGTTAGCAGGGGTACGCCATGCTGCTGCGTCTGTTGCGCTACGGAAGTCGTAGGAAACGTCAGGGTGGATCATTCCGACATACGAACCGTTCAGTGTTGGAACGTTTGCCTTACGAAGCTGTGCAACAACACGGCGTACGTCGTTCGCTGTAAGAACGTCGTCGGAGTTGATGGTTGTACGGCTTGAAGGATCGGTTGCTCCACCGGTTGCGTAGATGACGTTGGTGCCAGCTTGGATTGCGTTACGGGCGATGGTGTCGATTGACAAACCAGCGTTGTAACCAACAGCGTTAGCGGCGATTGGGTCAACAGGAAGGAACGAGGTTGCACGGAGCTTGGCGGTGGTGACCGTTGCGTTACCGTACTCGTTCAATGTGACAGAAACTTGGCTGTCGCTCAAAGCAACAGGGGTTACGTCTTCTGCTTCGCCAAGGGCCGTTGTAGCGGCAGCCATGTCTTGGAAGATGGTGAATGTGACAGTTGCGCCAGGGTTGGTGGCGTTGGTGGCCTGAACGTCTGCGAACTGGTCGAAGTACATTTCGTCACGGAGAGCGAAGTATGCGAGCTTCTCGAAGGCGGTCTGGTCAACGGACAGGTTTGCTGTACCGGTTTCTGCTGCGTAATAATCAGCCATTTTGGGGTTCCTTTACAGGGTTGAAGTTTTTACAAATCCCCAAGATCAATACCTTGGGCTTGTGCCTCGGCAAAGATTGACATGATTTCTTGTTCCGAATTAGCGGCTTCGATGCGTTGAATCCACCCTGGTGGTGCTGGACTAACTTCTGAACCTGCCGCGATTTTGTTTGTCTCGCGCCAAGCCTGCTTGTCAGTATCAGCGACCTGTTGTATTGGTGCAATCAACTGTGCCTCTTGAGCCGCTTCACGAATTGCTTCTGGGGTTAGTTCACCGTCGTAGCCCTTGATGAAGTATTTCGACATTGGAGAATCAAGTGGAATACCTGCTTCTACAAATGCCAACTTCTTTTGGACTTCGGCAGATGCTGCGAGTTGCTTTTGGGCTTCTCGTAGGTCTTTCTCCAGTTGCTTCATCCTCTGTCGAACGGGGTTTCCGCCGTTTGAGGATTCTTGCTCCGTGAAGTCTTCTTCCGAATAATCGTCAAAATTTGACATATGGCACTCTCCTGAGTTTGAAGGCCGCACTGGTCTTGGAGGAAGAACAGTGGCTCCTTTGGTTGTTGCACCCCATTATGTTCGTTGCTAATTCGGGGGGCGATTAGCAAGTCCTCCCATCGGGATCGGGTTTATTGTTACATAACTTTTTATGTTACGCAACGACCTAGCCGATGGTAGTTAATCCTGTTTGTGTACCTTGGCTTGTTGCGAATGAACCGCCTGCTTCAAACTCTGCTTGACGGCGACGGCGACGATCAGCGATTGCTTTACGTGCTTCAGCGTTTGTGCCAAATGTTCCAGCGATGGCTTGTTCTTGGCTGATGGTTTCTTCACCTTGCATCTGCGCTTGGAACAGTCCTTGACTTTCGCCTAATGCTTGGAACCCTGCTTGTGCTTGCTCACCTGAAATACCGGCACGGGCAAGTTCTTCGGCTTGCGCCCTACCTATTGTCATTCCTGCTTGGGTGGTTCCAGCCGCAGCGATCTGGGCTGAACGGGCTTGGCGTTCTGCTTCGTAACGATCAAAGGTGGGTCGCATCCGTTGAGGGTCAATGAAGTAGGCAGCCAGTTCTCCTTCGGATACTCCGTAGAGACGTTGGAATTCAGCGACTACTTGGGGTGGGGCTTGACGGACAGCTTGGTATCCGAGTTGTGCGCGAGCCTCGACTTCTTGTACAGAGACATCGTTGGCGATGAAGTTCTGAAAGTCTTGTGGTTGGTCGTAGAACCCTGGTGGCATACCAGCGTTTTGAAGGACTTGCTTGTAGTCGCCTTCAAGACGAAGGTATTGGCTGACGCTGTACTGCGGTTTGCCTGCTGCTTTGAGTGCTTGGTTTGCGGGGAATCGTTCCTGAAACACAGGATTGTCACGCAACTGAATACCGATGTCGTCAACAGTGGATTCAGGGCCGATTACTTTCCCTGTCCATGCAGTCCTGATTGCGTCAACAAGACGAGTATCGGTATCTGTCACCAACCCGTAAAACTTCAGTGTGTTCACAAGAATGTCAAATGCTGACTGGTCTTCCATTACATAACCTTTCCAAAGGCTTGAGAGATACTGCTGGCAAGTTGGCGAGCTTCACGTTTAGCGTTCTCGGTTTTATCCCAACCGTACTTCGCATCTGATCGGAGAAGAATTTCCCACTCACCCGATGTCATCATCCGCTTCTGACCTGTCTCGCCATAGTTGTATGCCGCTTCAAACATTGCTTGCCCCATGTCAATCGAATCGGTGGAGCGTTCAAGGATGGAAGCAGCCTGCTGTTGGAATGGTGAAGAAAGTTCCTGCAAAGTCAAACCTTGCTCAATCAAGTTAGACAGATGACCGTACTTTGTTTTGGCTAGTTCACGCTGTTGACGTTGCACATCTTCATTGGTGATACCACCGGTAAGGGCGTTCTCAACGGTGCTGTCTGCTACCTGGCTGAAATACGCTTTGCCGATGTTGGCGATAGCAAGATAGTTGTTGGATGCTTTGGCACGGGTAACGGCTGTCGGGTTGACATACTGGCCTGTTTCGTTCTTACGGAACGCTTCTTTATAGACCTCTTGCTGAAGGGTGTCGCCTTCCCATCCCATGTTGGATGCTGTGGTCAGGAACTTGTTGAACGGTACAGAGTCAAATCCAAGGTCACCAACAAGTGATTTGATTTGGCGTACCTTGTCTGTGTTACGCAACTCGACATAGAAATCAGTGTTTCTTAGTTCTGCTGCGAAACGTTGCTGACCTTCAGCGGTTTCGTACATCCGATCAGAGATACCGCGCTGGATGAGTGAGAACAGTTTTGGGTATTTGGTTTTGTCAAGGTCAAGTAGCCATGATTGTTCGGGGAACATACGGCGGAACTGTGCTTCCCAATTCTTCGGGAGTGCAGGTTTCTTGGTTTTGTCTCTACCAACACCAGTTCCTCCACCTCCCGTAGTCGGTTCTGTTGGTCCAGTAGTACCTGTAGGACCAGTAACCACTTCTGCACCAGGTTCAGAAAGTTTGGGTCCTTGTACTGCTTTTTGTTTTACTGCTTTAATTTGTGCAGGGGTAGCAGCAATGCCCCAACTTCCAGCAGATTGAGCAGTTGCAGGAGAAATCCTTTTAGACAAAACTTGTGGTACAACAATTTGAACGACATCTTCAATGTTGTTTCCATTAGCCAAATCCAAAAGGTCGGTCAAAGATTTGGGAACAGTTTTGACAACTTTGAAATCTGAACCGACAACACCAAATTTTGTTCTCATGTCAACAACGGTTTGCAGATAGTCTTTTACCAGTTTTTGACGTGTACTGACCGCTTCGTTGTATCTAGAAGAAAACTGTGGTTGTTGACCAATGTATTTATCGTTGCTATTGATAAGTTCCTGCAAACGCAAAAGACGATTTGCATAATCCTGTTTAGTGTTCAAAACCTGTTCAGCCATTAGCCAAGCTCCTTGATTGCGGAATCAATAATGTTCGTCAACTGTAAAGCCCCCATAGCCGCAGCCTCATCAGGAGCCGCAGCCTCAACTGCTTGTGTGGCGGCAGTCTGAACCGACGGAGCCGCAGCACCACCCATAGCCTCAGATACTTCCTGGCGGTTGTATGCCTTCACAAACTTTTCGACTTCAGCATCAGATAAACGACGGCCAAGGATTTGACCAGATGCCTGGCGGAACACCGCTTGAAGATCCTGTTTCGGTGTGGTACGGATACGTTGCCCGCCACCGGCTCCTACACCACCAAGTTCAGATGCCATCATTGCTGTAGCAACATCAAGTGTT